TCACGGGACTGTTCATCAGGAGTTTCTCTTAGAGAGTCTTAACGATCGTAGTCGTGTGGGTTCAACGAAAGGCCCTGCGGCGGACCTCCAGCGATGATCGACAGTCCCCATCCGAGGCAAAGTCCCGGCTGGTGGTTATCAGCCACTTACGCCGTTGCATCAACTGTTACTTGTTCCCATCCACCTCCGACTCTGTGGAGCGTCGCCGTGCAGTCTCTTGTCCATCCGGCCGTGCGGCCTTGGCACGCCAGGTTACCAGCCCAGCTACTTTTGGCGATCTTGACACTCCCAACGGCCTTCATCACACTGCCGCCCTCAGTGGGGCAGTGTGGCACCTTCACGCCGCAGCGTGGACCGCACCTTTGCGTGCGGAATTGATCGACTGGACGCGCGCCAATAGCCACGCGCAAACCTCCGAAGCCGATCCATCGATGAGGCCCTCCAGCTCGATCTGCTGGGAGGGGGAGACCCCATACGCGAGCGCGAAATCTTCGCGCGCCATCTCGTCAGGAGGAGCGGACGATCGCTCACTCAAGTCGAGGTACTTCTCGGTGCCTGAGCTCCCGAGAGTCCACGCCACTGGTTTCAAGGCGGGGTACAGTGTGTGCAACCTCCACAACACCGGCACGCCGCTCCACAGGTTACGAAACCCGCAGTGCAGCGCTCCCAGATAGCCACCAAGGTTGCAACCGTTGAAATGGCGTGTGAGGTTAAGAACGTTAAGTAGAGCAGATTCAGGTGTCTTCACCATGGTCCAGACGCCGTCAATACGGCAAGGCCGGGACCGGCAAAAGAGCACTTCAGTGGTCATACGCGCCACATTCTCTACCTTAACTTCAATGCCGAGCTGTGCCATCCGTTGCCACCACGCATCACCGCGGCGCTGGAACAGCTCTTCTGGCACACACACGAGGGTGTCGTCGCCCGCCGAAAGCAGGCCGCATCTCCCCTCGTCCCAGTCCTCGCCGATGGCGAAGCGTAGCGAGCCGACGAACAACGTTTTGTTGCCGACGGCAGTACGAGCTGTTCCGGAAGCCCGATTGCCAAAGATCGACGCCTTCAGCCCGCCACTCCTCACCTCCAGCCGACGCTGTCCCGCAAAAGACATCTCCAACCACTCCGTAGGGCAGTGGCGGGCGCGAAACATGGCGAGACAGAGCTCCTGGTCCTCCAGCACTAGGGGTCCGAGTGAGCCGTCAAACGCCGTAGCGTCGAGGGAGAGCATTACATAACCGGGCTGCATCATGCGATTGATAGTCGCTGCAACTTCTCGGGGCTCCATCCCTGCCGTGTACATGCGCGTGCCGTCTGGGTTCAGGCACTTACGCAATCCATGCTCCATCAAATACGCATACGGAAGCTCCGCTGCGATCGGTATTAGGAGCTCCTCCCCACAACGTGTCCATCCATGCACCCCCTTCGCTCGCGAAGCCTGCGGCAGAATGCCGCGAGGTCTAAGCTTGAATAACATAGCCCGTTCCCCGGTTTTGACCATCGCCGGGTAATAGGACTCGAAGGCGGGCCCCCACGCTGCTAGCTCTGCATAGCACTTCTGATAGTGGGTACGTTTACTCCCACTGTACATCAGCACTATCTCGTCCGGAGTCATGAGTCGGACTCCGGACGAGATAGTGCTGATGTACAGTGGGAGTAAACGTACCCACTATCAGAAGTGCTATGCAG